ATAGAAGTTAGCAGCATCTTCTATTTCCTTCAGTCTACCTTGGGACTTTGATTCTTCCTTTGACTTAACCTCTTGTTCTTCCAACCACTTCTTCTTTGTCTCTTCATTCTTATCTACAGCATCCAACAGCTTAACGATCTTACGTTGAACTTCAGCAGCAGCAAGGGCTTTACCTTCTAACCTAAGTTCCTCTACTTGGTCATACATAGAAGCAATATCAGCTTCAATACGTTCCATGTCTAGATCATAGTAGGGCTTTTGTGCTAGTTCTTTCTGCTTCTGCTCTGCCTCAAACTTCTGTTTAAGTTCGTTTAGCTCTTCTTCGGCTTTCTTGGAACGCTCGACGAGTTCCCTGATCCTGTCATTCGCTGTTTTCTTATGGGCATCTTTTCCTTCTTCATCATCTTGCCCATCTGCTTCTTGTCCTTCATCTCCCCCATCATTTTTGGCATCTTCAACAGTCTCCTCAACAGGGTTAGTTTCCTCTTCGTTCCCTTCCTGTTCCGCAACAGGAACCTCCTCGCTAACGGTTGCGACTTCAAGTTCTTCTACTTGCATATAAACCTTTCTGCCCTGACGTTAGGCAAGCCCGAGTTGTGTTACCTTTTAAACAAATTAAGTATAGACCACTTAGGTTTGGTTATAGGTTCTTGATAGTTCACTATCTTCTCAATCATATCAGGTAATGTTTTCTTTAGAATAAATCTAAGTTGTTTGGCTTTCATTATCCTTTCTGGCTCAAGGTAAGGGTCGTACTTTAACTGCTCCCTTATCGTAGCCTTAGCTATCTGTCTCAGTTCCTCTGCCATAAGGCGAGTCCCTGGATGTTTTATCCATTGCTTTAGGATTTCCTTTTTTTCTTCTAAGGTCAAGGCCTTACCTCTTAGTTAAATCCAAAGTTAAAGTTAAAGTTGCGGTGAGGGGGGCGCGCAGTAGTACCAGCCGCCACCGGCTGCACCGCGCCGATGTAGGTGCTGGCAAGCGATGGATCACCGGATACCATAAAAGACGCTGTTGGTTTTAGAGCCGTCCTGACGTTGGATAAAACAGCCGTTAGCGTGTACTCTGACGGAGTGACCCTTTGCGCCGGACTACTATGATCCCATCCGTTTATGGAAACGAGCCGTTGAGCACACACAGCAGTTGTGGCCGCGTCACCACAGGCAGATAAAACTGTAATGTTTTTATTGGCAAACAATGGGTCACCGTATCGGTCATGCGTGGCATAGTCAGCACCAAAAGTTTGACCGCTGATCCAGGCTACCCCACCACCTTCCGCGCCCATATAGCTGTTTTGATTTGCTGCGTGAGTATGTCCTACCGGGTAATCCAGGTTCCCCGCAGTGGTGTTGAGATACGAAGCGTTATAATCTAACACCAGTTGGGTCTGTGCTTGATTAGCCTGCCGATGGATGCCGGCAGTTGCAGGAGATTCGCCCGAGTCCCATCCCATGAAGTTATTTTTGACAATTTTCAACATAGTTGCTGGCGCTGAGGTCTCACCTGTCTGAATTAAACTGGATTTTGCGCCAACGACAGTATTGTTGATTACGTCTATATCAGTGTCAGCAGCTTGGGTGCCGCCGACTAAAGCGCCTATCCCTGCCAGCCCGATGTTGTTTTTTATCGTTGCGTACCCATTTACCACACCTTCGCCATAATCACCGGCAGGTGTGTTTATGCCAGTGAAAATATTTCCGTCAGCAACCAGCCCGTTCCCGGCTCCGTCAATTATCGCGCTTCTATCGGCTGCAATGTAATGGGGATTTATGACTGTATCCACCAGGAACAAAGAGTTGCTGATTGTCATGCTCTGACGGTCCTTGGTTGCAATGCCGGTCCAACCAGTAACTGGTATGTCTCGCAGCAAAGCAACCTTGTCGTATGTCTGTCTGTTTAAAGCCAGCGATGGTGTTGATAAATTGGCTTTTGCGTCTATATGCGCGTTGTAGAGATACAAATTACTAACTGACAAATCGGCCATAGTAGTAGTAAACACCCGAGCCGTAACTGTTCCGTAATATGTAACATTGATGAGGCTTCTGGTAGCTCCAACGTCTTTTGCTGTTGATCCATCCATCCACAATGGGCCGCTGGCGCTGTATGCGATAGAGTTGCGTATATCTACGCCACTGAGATTTATTTCAGTATCTGCCAACGGAGTTGATATTTTCATGGTGCCGCAGCCGTCGAGCAATACGTTTGACATCCTTACAATCTGGCCGGTGACTGCTGCTTTTGGCACTATATTAACGCCATGTAGATTACTGGCGTTTTCACCCAAATTCAGCAGTTTCACATAGCTGAAAATTAACTGCGTCCGTTCTGCTACGCTGATTGCTCCGTTATCGTTAGGGTCAGCAGTTGTAGCTATTCCATCTATTGTGGCAAACTCTCCGACCCCCCATCCTGTGCCGGAGGCTTTTATATAGGCATAGGTTGTTCCCGCCCCTTCTGTCAGTAAGGGCCTACCGGCTGCGCCACCCTTTAAACGTAGTATGCCCCCTGGCTTTACATCAACAGTAGCTCCCGATGAGGTTACAGTTATGTTGCCGGTAGATGTTAAATCGCCAGAGACATTTAAGGTTCCGCCAGTTCCGGCTGACGCAGAGATGGTGATACCGGCAATTACTCTAGTATCGCCAGAGGCAACCGTGACCGTGTGACCGGTAGCTATGGTGGCTGTATCCGCATCTCCTGGCACAGACCCCCCTGTCCACGTTGCAGTATCCGACCAGTTGCCGGATTGTGCGGAGGTGATGGCGCCACCCCAGGCGTTGCCGGTGATGAGGATGAGCAGGATGATTGATAAAAGTGTTCTCATGTCGCCCCTCACTTCTTTTGTTGTTCACTGGTAACTATGAGAGTCTCCGAGGTAGCAGAGGAATACTTCCCAAATCTCCAGAACGTTACATCAGGATGATTGCCCCTGACCCCTTCACCTGTTGGAGAGTTTATATAAGCGCTCTGGCCGTTGGGATACACTTTGCACGGCTTGCTGGTTCCTGTCGCGTCGGTACAAGTCCATTTTGTTGCCGCCGATTTTGTTGCGGTTGAATGATTGACGTATCCCTTTGTCCCGGTGATGGTTGAGTTTTTCAATGTTGACGGTTTGGGAGTAAACACCTGGAGCGGTACTCCGTCGCCTCCGTGGAGAACCGGCCCGGTACTTTGTAGAGGGTAAGTGAGAGGTCCAGCATACAAGGTGGCTACTGATACGACAACAAAAGCAATGGCACAGAATAACGTTTTCATTGAATACCTCCGTCTGTTTGTGATTTATCCGAATACAACCTTCACCGCCAGCTTTGCAACTGCCTCGTGATTCGTCCAGAGCCCCACCAGGAAACCGACGACAAGCACGGCCAGGATGTACGGACCTTTCTTCCCCATGAAGAGACGGCCTATTGGAGATTCAAGGCTGCGAATGCGGGAGAATGCTTCCCTGTGGGATTTGTCATGACGAGCTAAGGTTTCTGCATGGGACTGAATCGTTGCTCCCTGTGCCGCGATAGTTTCCATTGTTTCAAGCATCTTCTCGTCGCGTTTTTCCCGCCGCATTTCTGCATCTTGGAAAAATCTGAGAGTCGTCGATATTTCACCGAATTCATATTCCTTCGCGCATTTATGCTCATCAGCCGCACCCCCCATAATTCGCCTCCCCTCTCCGCTTTGTTTACCTGCTCAAGAAAACGCCGGAACCGGAAAGCCCCGGCGTTCTATCAACAGGTAAAAAACTTAATAACCGCGCTCAAATTGAATGTTTGTCGAGGCTGAGGATGCTCCCCCAAATACAAGGGAAGTCACCCCCCTTCTGACCGTTCGGCAATAATCGGTGTTTGCGGGGATCGTCCGGGCATCTCCAGTGCCGTTTATCATGACCGTCAGCGCTTTGGTACAGAAGGCGCAGAACTTGGTTACTGCAGAAGCGCCAGTAGCAGTTAGGGGGACCGTTACGTTTGCTTTCGTGTGGGCATAGTGAGTAATAGATCTGACGGCGAATCCATCCACCGCTTCAGTTTTGTCGTCTCCGTACCTTTCAGCCTTGCCCTGACCAAATGCAAGAGCGCACGTCATCAGCAGCGCTGCCACAACAGCCAGCAAGGTGTAAACGTTGAGCTTCTTCATGCTGTCTCTCCTTCCGTGAAGAATGCCGCCTAAGCGGGTTAAATTACGTCCGTGTCGCTGGTCCCTTTGGTGCCGCTTTCAGGAGTTACTGTCTCTCCTTCTGCCGCTGCCTTCGGTTCGACCGGCTCGCCTTCCTGATGTTGACGGAGCAGTTCCGCCAGTTGCACGGCGCCGGCGGTTGCTGGGAAGCTGATCTTCAGCTCCCGGAGTTGATCCCGAAGTTCGTTCCGCGATTTTCCCGTCGACTTGCTTGCTCCCGCCCGGACATCGCGCTGAGGGACAAGGTCCTTTTCTCCGGCCTTGATGTTGCCTGCCGGGTCACATTCCGCCATCCATGACCCTTTCGGACCATCAAACCAAAAGACCGTGCCCTCCTTGCGGATGCGCCGTCCGTCCCATCCTCTTTTGATTGCTTTATAAAACGGCATGAGTTACCTCCTTCCCGTCATTCGTTAAATGGTATAGCCAGCCGGATACATCCGGGTTTTTGCGTCCGTGATGTCTTTGCAGAGGAACGCGGAAAACTTCCCGGCAGTCAGGTCTGCGGTTGCGACGGTGTAAGTAACCCCCACATATCGCTTCGTGTTTGCGGGAATCTTCATCTTGAGCACCTGGTACCCGGCGACAAGCGTTGCTTTGCCGATTGCAGCCGTCTCGTGCAGAACGGTAGCAGTCGAAAGATCCGCATTGTCGTCCTCGACATAGGCAAAGGCGACAGTTGCCGCGCCATTCGACGTGCAAGTAACATCGCACTGAATGACGAGATACAGATTCTCGCCGGAGCCAATGTCCGCGCCGTGAGTGTCGAACGAGAACGTGGATGTATTCGCCCCGGTCGTGAATGCTTGAGCGTCGGAGAACTCGTTAAACTTGTCGATTATGGTCGTGATGATCGCTCCCGCAAGGAAGAGCTTCAGTTTTCGTAACATGGTCTTTACTCCCTTCTTTGTTTGGTTATGGGACCGCCTCCGGAGAGAGCGGCCCCTTCTTCTACGGTAGTAGAATCGCAGGTTAAACAACGCGAGTCTCAGTCAACAGGATCTTGTCCACGATGCGAACAGGAATCCCGTTCCACATGGTAACCCGCTTGCCGGCTACGGTTTCTTCCGTCAGGTTGTTGGAAAGCTTCTCGATGATTGCCTTGCGGAGAGCCGCCCGGATAGTACGGTTGCAGTAGATAGCTACTTTGCCGGTGTTCATGTCCTGAATGCGCTCTTCTGCATCCACCAGGAAGTTAAGCAGCGCCTTCATGGAGGGGACATCGGTCCTGATGAGCGGAACGTCGATGTTGCAGATGCGGGAGACATACCGCCAATCCCGGACCACAAGTCCGCAGTCCCACTGCCAAAGATCCATGAGCGCCCGGAAGCGATTCCCGGCTGCGTCAAAAGCATCGCCTTCGCCAAGGTCCTGGTGGACAATCCCGGCTTTCGATCCTTTTGGGAATATGCCGTGGCAGGTATCCTCTCCCCATGCGACAAAATAGATGGAGGTATTGTCGGACCCTTCGCCGCCGGCATCGATGATGTTCACGGCATTGGACGGAGCGCCGGCCCCGATGTCAGAGAACCGCGGAGCCATGCCGAGGAACTTTTCAGGATCGACATCGGTGTCGCCATAGATGACCGCTTCCGCCATCTCCTGATTCATTGCCTCCAGGAAGGCGGAGTTTTCGGACAGGCGGAACGCTGCGGAATTGCCGTTGAGAGCAGCAAGTTTCAGGTCAATCTGCCCCCGAGCTTCCAGCATGCCGCAGTTGTCGTCAACCGTGACGGTCTGAGATTTGGACTGCGGAGTCCCGTAGTTCAGCTTCCGCCATGCTGCTTCAGGAAGCCCCGTCCGAATGGTCGAACGATGACCCGTCGGAAGGTTGCCCTCGACGAAGAGCATATCTTCGAGGATCTCGTTTTTCTGAGAAAGCATCTCAATAACCTTGGGAACGTTCCCGTCCGGATCAAGTCGCTTTGCCCAATCTGCGAGAGTTAGAGCGGTTGCACCAGCGGCTGTGGTAGTCAGGATAGCCGCTCCCATGACAAATTTTCTTTTCATCTGTTGTACTCCTTTCACTTGATTTATGGTTTCGGTCCTCCTGCTACTGTCACTGATAAAACCGTTTCCCTCCTTTCAAAGTGGATTAATTCATTCCCGGCCACAGGGATTTAGCAATGGTCTTCTCTCCACCTCCGCCGCCCTTGCCCTGCTCGAAAGTGTCCTCCCTCATGTTCTTGCCGATGCGATGGAACACGCGAAGAAACTCCGGATGGTTGCCTATTCCAAGCTCATCAACCATTGCCTTGAGTCCTGGAGCCCCGGCAGCAATCGTGTTGAATGCACGGAAGGCGACGGACTTTTTGACCGACTCCGGATCTTTGTCATCAAACAAGCTGATATCCGCGCCGATCTCCGGATCTTTTTTTGCTGCTTCGAGCCATGACGCTTTACGCTGCTCGTGAGCTGCGAGAATGCCGTCCATGATCTTCTGATTGTGCTTTGCTGATAGGTCGATAAGCTTCTGAGCTTTCTCCTGTGTGAGCCCGAGTTCCTTCGCCAGAGGCTTGAATTCTTCGAGAAGATCCGCGTCGATGATGACGCCTTCCTCGACGGTAAAGTCCGCGTACTCTTCAGGAACCTGGTTCTTTGCTGCCTCCTCCGTCTTGACCCGATCCTCTTCCGCCCGTTGCTCGTCAGTAAGTGCCGCTCGACGATCTTCTTCCGCTTTGGCTGCAGCAAGTTCCGCCTTTCGAGCCTCGACCATTTCAGCGGGGAATAGAGTGGTAAGATCTACCTCACCCCCTTCTTTTCCTGTAGAAGAACCTTCGGACGCACCTTCGCCGCCTGACCCTTCTTCCTCTCCCCCTGCGCCTTCTCCTTCACCTTCCCCCGGAGTCGTCAAGACCGCCGTAGCCAGCAGAAAAATCAGTCTCCTCCCGGTGTCTGTTTTGCAAAGCTCGCTGTTTCTCTTCATGTTCAATTGCCTCCTTTTGCATTAAGAGGAAACTTCCCGAAACTTCGGTCATAATCTCGTTCAGGAGAGTGAGTCCGTTATTCCGAGCGCCCTCGTTAAAAAATGTCGCGTCTGGAGATCCAGCTACAAATGACAACCGGAAAACTCCGGCCTCCCCAAGAATCCGCCAGATAAACCGACGGCCCTCTGGCGTCTCCATGACTTTCTTCAAATCTCCAATCTCCTGCTCGCGTCGGAGAAAATTTATTGTCTCTTTTCTATCCATGTCGCCTCTCAGTTGAAATGGAGTACCACTTTTGCTAATCCGGGTCCGACTCGACTCTCTAGTACATGACCTATTTCGTAGAAATGCTTATCAGAGGCAAATGGAGCAACCGGATAAACCTCTGACATGACCTGGCCCACAACATATCCGGAATCGCCACCTAAGAAGCCTCTTGCTATATGCCCTGGAGCTGTGTCGCCCACAAAATAGGCGTCTGCTATCCCGGATACCACAACCCATGCGCCCAAACCATCAGCAACGTCTGACTCGTAAAAAACTCCAATAGGGTTCGGATTATCTACAACGATTTTTTCAACAGCACTGCTGACCGTGGTGTTTACTGTGACAACTTCGCCTTTTACCGAGGGTGCTCCGGTTTTGTTTGTGAGTAGTACAGCGATGCCCCCATCAGGAGTAAGCGCCACTTTTCCACCGCAAGAAATTAACCGAGAAGAATTTGCGCCTTGTTCCGTGACCTTGTCTAAAGTGGTTACAACGTCTCCTGTTTCATTGTTTACGCTTTGCACTGGAGCTAAAGACGATGCCTCGTCCTCGGTTGTGTACTGAGAATGAGGGTCCTCTTCTGCGACGTGATCCAGTATTGCAGACGCACTTTTCTGTAAAAGATACTGTTGAAGCTGCTCTTCGGCTGTCATGCGCCACCTATAAGGCGAGTCAGAGCATTCACGCCTTCCATGTCTGTTTCACTCAGCGCCTTTGCTGCCTGTGCTCCCTGCTGCATTGCCGGCATGGTCTCAGCCACTCTCTGAGCCTGTTCAGCCTGTGCGCGTTGATCCCGCTTCCCGGCAACAACATCGTCTGGGACGATGATCTTTGTCGACACTCCGGTCATGTCCCCGTACTCGTCAATAGTCTGATCAAAATCCACCTTGTCGAGCAGATCAAAGCGCTGAGTCGTTGCGGCCATGTTTGTGACAAACCCGATGAATCGCTCAATTGAAGCGACACCGATAAGCTTTTGAGCCTGTGCCATGATCGAGACGTATTCAACGCGGAGAGGTTTTCCAAGAAGTTCCTGAGGAGGAGGGGGGAACATCCCGCGGCGGAGCATGATGTTGAACGTCCGGTCAATGAGCGGATCAAATAGGTCGTCATTCTGCTGCTCCATCATCGGACCCAGGACGAGCAGCTTCTCCTGATGCCGCTCCTCGACTTCCCGCGCCGTCATCTGCGGATTGTCGGACTGAGCCAGCATGAGCATGAGATCTTCGTAGTAGGCTCGACGGATGCGGTTCTCCGCTTCCCTGATCTTTGCTTCAAACCATTGAATCCCCCGAGGATCGGCCTCATGTATAGGCCGGATGCCGGGATTCCCGGTCTGGCTCATTCCTGGGACCCAGTTCTTTCCACCCGGTAGGAGATCCATTCCAGTGTTGCGAAGTGTTGCGTCGGCATTCATGGCAGGATTGACAATTTTGTCTCCTAGTTGGTAACTCCTGCGCTCCAGCAGTTGCAAACCCTTAATCGACCCGAGCGCCAGCATTCCGGGACAGTTGGTCCCATAAACATCTTCGCCGTTCACCGACCAGCGGGGACCTAGAGCAGGAAACTCGTCGAAGCCCATGACGCGGAGAGCTTGATTCCTGTCGCCTCCCTCCTCGTAATAGACGGAGAGAAAAGCCTTATCCCGAGAGTTCATCTTCCCCGGTTGCGCTGCAAAATTTGGCTCGACAGCATGGACGATCGGAATCCATACTCCGTAATTGCCCTTGTCCCACAGGTTGCGAACGGCAATTGAAACGTTCTCTACTCCAAACTTCTCGACGACTTGCCGCACCGTGAGCGAGTATTCCCGGTAAATGGTGTCAACGGTCATCCGGTCGTTGCAGTCAAGACAGTACGAGCCAACGGGGAAGGGGTACGCCCGAACGATTTCCTTGTCATCCTCCAGCAGTCCAAATGCCGCAGTCCCATAGTCCCCAAGGGAACCATATGCTTTCGGCAGCACCGAATAGATGTTGCTGCGTGAAAAGGTGTCCCGCATCGTCCGCGTGACAAAATCGATCCACTCCTTCACCGGTCCAAATTCTTTCATCCCAGGATCTGGAGGTCCGAGCATGAACCACGGACGAGCAGGAGAGGACATCCCCGCCATCATTCCGGATTCGAGCGTCCGGGAGGCGATGGTCCCCGTTTCGTTGATGATTTCCTGGTGCACCTTCTCTCCGCGATTGCGCTCGGTCCTTAGATACCGCGCCGAACGAGGAGAGATGTACCGGGTTATCTCCTGCCAGTGAGTAATGAAAGAGGAGCGTTCCAGACGGAGAGAACCCTTCCGGGAATTGATCTTTTCAACTATTTCCTGATTCTCTGATTTCATGTCCGCTTTCTCCTACAGTAGAAGAACCAATAGTCCTGTTATTGCCCGAGTAATGTTTTTGTGCCGACCATCGCAGGAGCAGCCGCAGCGCCTGTGCTTGCCGTGAGAAACGTATTGCTTGCCGCAGCCCGACGACGACGCCGTTCATTGTCCCTGGATGCAACGACTCCCGCGTCTTGTTCTTCAGGAGGCGGAGGCGCC